TTGGATAAAAGATCGGATGAAGCTGAATAAGGTTCGGTCTGCTATTGGATTGGTTAAAATTGTATCGGGATCACCAACACAAGCAGCGAATGTAGCAACTGCAGATAGAATTGCTACCAAGGGAAAACTTGCTCCAGATAAAACATCCTATCATAGAGCTCCGGAAGGGGTAAGTGTATTCACTTCAAATAAGGGTGTAGAGTATAAAATGTTAACCCCCAATCTACAGGCTAGTGATGTGCAAAAAGATGGGAGGGCATTACTATTATCTGCTGCTGCTGGTGTGGGTATGCCGGAATTTATGTTCAGTTCCGATGCAAGTAATGGTAGCTATGCATGTTATCATCCTAATACAGAAGTATTAACAAAGAAAGGATGGCAGAAAATTGAAAAAATAAGAGAGAATCAATTAATTGCTACCGTGAATCCATCTACCTTAGAATTAAATTATAATCGTACGAAAGAAGTTATGGAATATGATTTTAATGGTGAATTAATAACTTTTATAAATCAACATATGGATATAGCCGTAACTCCAAATCATAAAATGTTTATTACTACCAGGTGGCAAAGAAAGGATTTATACCAATTTAGAGAAGCTCAATATATTAAAAATTGTTGGATACCGGTTGGTGTACATGAAAAAAATATTGCTGAAGAACAATCTAATTTTATTCTGCCAGAAATACCTTATAAAACACATCCAGAGAAAAACCCTGGTGATAGAATAATAAATTATGATGATTGGCTTTCTTTTTTAGGATATTTTATTTCAGAAGGAAGCACTCCTCGGCGAGAAGGAGCTTATTTTTTATCCATTTCTCAAAGAAAATCTAAAATAAAAGCAAAAATAAGGGAATTATTAAAAAGATTACCTTTTAATTTCAAAGAAACAAAAGATAGTTTTTACACAAATGATAAATCGTTGTGGGTATGGCTGCATGAAAATTGTGGAGCTAGGTCGGAAACGAAAAAAATACCTTCGATAGGGATGTCGAATAGGCAATCACGGATTCTATTAGAAGCGCTAATAGATGGTGATGGGCATAAACCTAAAAATAGATCAGTAATGTATTATTATTCAATATCATCTTATTTAATTGATCAAATTCAGGTGATAACAACAATACTGGGATATGCAACAAGTAGATCAAAAGTATATGAAGAGCATATAAAGGAAGATGGATTTAAAAGATTTCCTTTGTATAAATTATCAATAAGAAAGCCAATCCAAACACACTTAAAGAATCAGCATATATCTAAAATGAGATATCAAGGTAAAGTTTATTGTGTAGAAGTTCCTAATCATTTAATAATAGTTAGAAGAAACGGAAAAGTTTGTATCTCAGGGAATTCGACTATGATTGCCGAAGGTCCTGGGGTAATGGAGTTTGAAGATTGGCAGGATTATTTTAAAACTATATTCGTAGCAATATTCGAAAGAGTTATTTTGTTCAATATTGAGAAAGGCAGAATACCGGAAAAAGAAAAACGGCTTGAACGTGTTGAAAAAGAAGTTGATGGAGTAACGACAATCGTAGAGGAACAGGTAACCCAAGAAGTAAGTATAGAGTGCAATATTGTATTCCCGGATATCGTTTCCAGAGATATTGACAAAGAAACAAAAGCTTTGGTTTTACAAAAGAATGAGGGCTGGTTATCGAATCATACTGCCTGTGCTCAATTGGATTTGGATTATGACGCAGAGCAAGAATTAATTATGCTGGAAGAGGAAAATGAAACTGGTGGTGAGGAAACATTGCCCGAAGATGCAGAAGATGAAGCCTTTAGAAAAGCAGCGGCAAAGGGATTGCCCAAAGAATGACAATAGCAAAAGTATTCCCTAGGCAGACAAGGGCGACGCCAATTGATTCTCTTTCATTTGTTGGTGAACCATATACACTATTCCCGCCGGAAGTTGACAGGATACATATATCAGTATCTTTTACATGGGATATTCCGGAAGCAGAAAGATTAGAAAAAGAATGGCGGGTTATTGCTCCAGTTAAGATTGATGGGCCTGCTATGGGAAAACCAAGCGGTAATTTTGTACCAGGAAAATATTTGAAACCAGGATATGTTATTACTTCAAGGGGATGTAATAATAAATGTTGGTTTTGTTCTGTTTGGAAGAGAGAGGGCAGGATTCGGGAATTACCGATAACAGAGGGCCACAATATATTAGATGATAACTTGCTTCAATGTTCAGATAGTCATATTAAAACTGTTTTTAAAATGTTAAATCAACAGAAAGAGAGGATAGAATTTACCGGTGGATTAGAAGCAGCTTTATTAAAAGAATGGCATGTTATTGAATTACAAAAGCTGAGGCTAAAGCAAATGTTTTTTGCTTATGATAATCATAGTGACTATGAACCATTAATTGAGGCAGGGAAATTATTAAGCAGATATGGTATTACAATTAATACTCATAAAGCTCGATGTTATGTTTTAGTGGGTTATTCGAAAGACACTTTCGAAAGAGCAGAAACAAGATTATATAAAACTATTGCTGCTGGTTTTATGCCAATGGCTATGCTATATAAAAATAATAAGGGAATAGTAGAAGATGGTTGGAGGAAGTTTCAAAGGGAATGGGCGAGACCGCATATTGTTGCAACTAAAATAAGAAAATATATCGAGAATGTGGCATGACATTAACTCAAGCTGATAAGAAAAATAAGATTGCAATATTGCGTGGCCGTGAAACACATCTTGCTTATCAGGGGGTAAGCGAAAAACAACTATGGAGAACATATAGGAAAGCGGCTGGTAAAATTGGCACTAAGATAATGATGGCGGAAACACCGATACAGAAGGCTAAATTAAGAGCATTGTTGAATAGCGTGGAAGGTGAGATTAAACGGCTTGATAGTAAGGTCTTGAGCAGCATTACAACATCAATTAATAAATCAGTAAAAATGGGATTGGATAATTCAATAGATAGATTGTCGGTATATAATGGGTTTTTGCCTGCTACATTTTCGATTGAATTAACTTCATCTGTTTTTAATAGTATTTATCATGATGCTGTTAGGGCACTGTACCGGCGTCCGTTAGATGGGATTGAATTGAGTGAACGGGTTTGGGATATACACCAAACATCTATTACTAAAATAAGACGGTTAATTGCTAAAGGTTTTTTATATGGGGAGCCGCAATATTCGATAGCACAACAGGTACGGAGGATGTTGTTAATATCCGATTCAGATATGCGAACCAAAAAATGGAAGCAATTCTTTATAGATAATCCGCCGGGCCGGGGTGTTTATAGATCAGCTTATAAAAACACTCAAAGAGTAATGAGGACAGAAACTAATAATGCTTTCAGAACAGCGCAGAGCGAATATGCAAAAAACCGATCATGGATTATTGGAGAAAAATGGAATAGGGTCGCAGGGGCATTGGAATGTGGGGAATGCGATACCTATGCTACACAGGATTTATATGGGCTAGGAAGTGGTGTATATCCAGGAGGAGAGATACCAATATCACATCCACAATGCCTTTGTTTTTTGACTGATATAATTAAAAGGGATATTTTTAAAAGTGGGGCATCTGTAAAAGTTATATAAAGCCCTTGACAAAACATAAAAAAGTCGGCAGACTTTAAACCAAGGAGTGCGAAAATGGCAAATACCACTACGGAAAAAACGGGTAGAGGTAAAAAGGTAGATCAGAAATATGTTAATCATATTGAGTACAGGTTATCTCAATCCGGAGGAACGACACTAAGAGAAATAGCGGCGACATTGGCGTTAAGATTTAGCCAATGGAATAATGATTTTGCTGCTGCTGCAAACCTTCAGAAAAAGACCGAGACGGATATAGCTGAGGGTAGAATAGTAGGACAAGAGCAAGTCACTCAAGCCAATTTAAAACATCGGCAAATGCGAAAAGCGGCTGAAGAGCTGCGAGCCAAGGAAAGCCGTTATTATTTAGATGAAGTTGTTTTGCCGTACATCATTAAAGAGTATGGTGAGGGACGCAGGGAGATCATAGGCGAACCAAATAGCAGATTGGTCGGCTATGGTGATCGAATTGAGATAGATAAAAAGGCACATCTGCATAAATTATGGTAAGTGGATAAAGCAACAAATAATGTTTTATATGCTGTTTATTTAGATCAGCAGATTATTAGAATATTAGAACAAGACACAAAACAAAAAGCATGGATTGAGGTAGATAAATCAAAATTACCCCGATCATGTTTTTTATGGATAGAAAATCCTAACAAAAGCATAGGTTGGCATTTACCATATCGAGAGGGTACGGGGGGAATTGACCCGCAAACTAAATTATATAGAAGTGCAGGGCCGGTTAATCTGGGGGCTCTCCGTGCTATCGCTGCTGCCATGAATAAAACAGAGCTGAAAGCGCCAGCAGAGATTAAATCTAAAATTAAAAAAATGCTTAAAAAATATGATATAATTGAATCCAAGAAGGGGGCTGATAGAATGGATACCGAATTAAGGGAAGCTATTATTGATAATCAGTTTATTGAGATGAGCTTGGATAAAGAAAAACGGATTATTAGTAATGTTGCAATTTTACGGTCAACATCGAGTAATAAATATCTCCGTGGCACCAAGGGCACTATATTCTCAGAGCAGGCATTAAGAGATACAGCACGTTTGATTAATGGTAAAAAGTTTTACTTTAATCATTCGAGTGAGAGTGAGGATAAAGATAATAGAGGTGTCCGGAGAGTGCAAGATTTGGCCGGATATTATGAAAATGGTCGACTTGATGATAATCATGTTGTACGAGGTGATATACATTATAGAGAAACTCATGCAAAAGAGCTGGAGGATCTAGTTGACAACATGGCGGACAAAATAGGATTATCCATCCATGCCTTTGGCCCGATGTCTATAGATCGGGATAAAAACATGGGGGTAACAGAATCCATGAGTAAGGTTGCATCTGCCGATCTTGTAACTGAAACAGGATCAACTATAAATCTATTTGAATCCAAACAGGGGGAAGGGGAAGAGGAAGACGAGATGGAATATGGTAAAATTGAATTAAAAGAATTGAGAAAGGAACGGCCTGATCTTGTAGAGGCTGTACAAAAAGAGGTGAAAGAAAGCATGCAAAATGATGATGAACTAAAAACCCTCAAAGAAACTAATGATACCTTGGCTAAAGAAAATACCGACTTAAAAAAGAAGGTTGATGATGGTGAGGTGTTAGAAGCTGCCAGAGAACGGGAAACAAAAATCCTTGAACTTATCGAGGCGTCAAAGCTGAAGGATAAAAAGGACGTTGTTACTCCCCGGTTTATGGAATCCTTGAGAGGTGCAAAAGATGAGGCGGATATGAAGGCCCTCATTGAGGATCGGGTAAAACTGATCGAATCGTCCAAAACCGGCGTTAAGGGTATGGGCGATGAACATACTGAAGAGAACGAACAGACGAAGGAAGTTCTCGAATCAAAGAAAAAAGAATACGAGGTGGCAATTGCTGAGTAATTATGGCAAATAAAATGAGATATAGATGGGGCCCGCTGGTTTTGAGGTGGGTCGATAAATCCGCTACCGTAGATGTTGAACAGGGCGATATCCTTAGATGGATTACAGCAGGGATAGTAACGCCATGTTCCGCTACCGGTGATGCATCGAGTATTTGTGGGATAGCCATGAGTGCCTCTCCGACTAGCGATTCAAGTGGCCAAAGCATAAGAATGGCTGAGATTGGACATGGTACGGTATTCGAAATGACTGTAGCTAGTGCAACATATACTGTAGGGTATTATTTTAATGTGACGGGCAATCAGACCCTTGGTACAATTGGGGAGTTGACATCATTTGCGTCTTCCGGTACTAATGCGGTCGCTGTATGCGCCCAGGAATTGGCAACGGCCGGCACGGAACTGTTAGTTTCCTTCCTGCCTGGCAAATTGAATGCCCAGATATTAGCGTTATAAGGAATAAGTGATGAATTATAGTAGATTAAAAGAATTGTATGAGAGCGACGGCGAAGCAAGGTTCGGCGCTAACATGCTAAACATGATTCACGAAGGGAAACTGAATGCTGACAACTTTTCACTTAAGGGGCTGTGGGAAGCGATGGGGCAGCCGGATTTCAGTCGTGATAAAGCGATTGCGGATAGAGCCGTCTCGGAAGAGGAATTTAAGGAAGCCGTTGGAACATCGGTATTTCCGAAGATCACTGGTGCGCTTATCAATAAGATGGTGCAAGAAGCTTATGATCTGGAGTACGGTGTTGGTGACCAGCTTGTAACCAAAATACAGGCAACGCAGCGTGATGAGTACATTGTCGGTTTTATCGATGATAGCTCTATGCGGGCTGTGCCGGAATTGATGCCATACCAGGAAGGTGGTATCAACGAAAAGTACCACAAAATCAAATCACAGAAGTGGGGCAGAATTGTTTCCATCTCTGAGGAAATGGTAAAATTTGACCAGACTGGTCAGGTGGTACAGAGAGCGAGACGTGTTGGCGAAATGGCCAAGACCAAAAAAGAGAGCATGATTTTTGACGCCATTACCGGGAATATTACCAGTGGTGATTATGCTTCCTGGAGACCAGGTGGCACAGCAACCGCTCTCTATAATGCTACTTCCACCGATCCGTATTCAAATGATACTCTGAATAACTTGAACGTAAATACGCTAAATGATCAGACTGACATCGATGAGGCAGTCGCAGCTATAGCAGGATATACGGATGAACATGGTGAAATAATCCAGGTTATACCGAAGATTCTATTGACTGCGATGGCGTTAATCGGAATAGGAAGAGCAATCACGAAGTCGATGCAGAGGATTACGCTTACTGCTGGAAGTGTACCGGGTGTCTATGATACCTATTCTTCGGATATGGGTATTAAGCATATGTACAGTCCATTTATTGACAGCAAAAAGGGTGCTGCCTATTGGTACCTGGGCGATCCTAGAAAGCAGTTTGTTTATGCTGAGGTATTCCCATTGCAGGTATTCCAGGCAAAGAAAGGGAATGATCAGGAATTCGAGAGAGACGTACTGTTTAGGTTTAAGAGCCGTTTTATGGGCGGTTGTGGAGCCGTTACTAATCGGTATGTGATGGGCAGTACTGGTACAACCTAAGAGGTAAATAATGAGTACTGTAACTGATATACTGGCCAAGATTGATACAAAGATAAGTATTATTCTGGATAGCCCGGATGATATTGCGTCTTACAAGCTTGGTCAGAAATCAGTTAATAAATCGCAGATTTTAGAATATCTGCTGAAGGCAAAAGAAACATATCAGGCTATTGCAGTAAATGAGCCTTATGAGGACATCCGGCATATTGCGCTGGATGTAAATGAATTTGGTGAAGATATTTCCGAAACGATCGGGGATGCGGTGGAATGAGCAGAAGAAGCGATACAGTAAGCATAATTAGTGATGATACTGAGGGAGCGGTTGGAGTTACGGTTTATTCGGCAACGATAGACTATACATTAAGACCGCATGTAGTCAGTGCAAGCGCGGTAGTGTCATCTGCAACAGTTATGTTTTTTCCGTATCGGGCAAGTATGAATCGGACGGATTCGGGGGTTATAGTAGGGGCAACTGATTTAATAGTGTTTCCCTGGACTTCAACCGTGTTTGTCCAACACCGAATCAAAAAGAATGCAGACCCTGGTGATTTTTATGAAGTTTTACAGGTTGATGTATTTGAGGATCACAAAGAAGTATATGCCAAGAAGGTGGATAATAGATAATGTTACCCGGACAATTAACGATAGGGCATGTAAAGGCAGCAGATGCCAGGGGCCAAAAGGTTTTAACATACAAGCGTATTACTTATACGCTGGAGGAACTATATGAGCTTGCAGGGATTAGAAGAGTTACAAGCGAACCTGCGAAGGGTAGACGATTGGACAAATCCGGTGATCAAAACAGGATTAGAAAAAGCAGCCGGAAATACAATCAACAAGATCAAGTTGAAAAATCACCTGTGGGGGAAAAGCCTGGATCGAGCGACGGTGAAGGAGCACCCGCATAAAGAATTTTATGTATGGACTCAGGAGCTGATAAATTCGATTCGTAGAAGTAATGTTAGGGTTTTGATAGATGGTGCGGAGATTGAAATAAGAGCTGGTGGTGGCGATATTGATTATGCTGCTGCTGTTGAATTGGGAGGGCCGAAAAGAAGGGCTTTCCCTTTTCTTAAACCAGGGTTGGACGAAACGCATGGAGAGAATGTGCAGATTATGGCAGATGAGTTATCGAAGGTGTTTGGGTGAATGATTTAAAAGATCAGGTGTATAATATATTGACTGGCGATGATACCTATTTGGAATTGCTTGGCGATCCTGCTACGGAGCCTTACAAGACATATTATATACAACCGCCCGAGAAGCCGAGTTTGCCAGAAGTCATATATAGATTCGGGAATGTGGTTGTTTCGCAGGAAACGGTTGATTATCGAATAATGCAGGTGTCCTTGACTGTAACGGTTTGGACACAAGATACCAGCTATGAAACGATAGCTGAGAGGGTAATCTGTTTATTGCATCAGCAACCGAATAATGATAGTTATGGGATACGAGTAATATTAGATACCATGACCGAAGAATTATACGATGAAGATATGGCAGCATTTGGAAGAGCAGTAATTTTCCAGGTGTTTTATAGGAGAAAACGATTATGAGTACAACGGTAGCAAAAAAAGTACCTATCGGGCCAGTACAGATATATTGGAATGATGTCCGAATGGGTAGTCCGAAGAGTCAAGCGACTTTTCGGTATTCAAAAGAAACTGTTCAGGGCGGGCTTGAAGATCACGGCCTGAATGTTATTTCCAGAAAAACAAAAGAGATCATGGAGGTGGATGTTGTTATTGCTGATTTTGATATGGCAAATATGCGTTATATTTATGATTCGGTAACGGGATTCGACGCAGTAGGAACCATATCCACTGAAGGATATTCCTCGTCAACATCCTCGATACAGCGCTATAGAGAACAGCAGACACTTGCCGGTACTACAGAAAATGTGCTGGATAGAGCGACATACGTGTCCGGGACAATTAATGTTTGGGATGCATCTTTTGCAACAGCATATACAAGAGGAACAGATTTTACATCTGTTGCTGCGAGTGGATCAATTGCAAGAATAACCGAGGGGAGTATCGACGATGGGGCCACTGTTATTGTCGAATATAATCATACCTCTACGGTATCGGCTGTATTTGGTGGTGGACAGCTTGCAGATTTTGAAGCTGAGTTAAAATTAGTCCATGAACTGGATGGTGGAAAGGTTTTACAGTTTAAGGGGTTTAGGGCAAAGCACATTGGTGCTTCGGACATGGTCATTGCGATGGCTGCGGAATTCGCCGGAATACCTATGACATTCCATCTATTAGGTGATCTGACAAAGAATCCGGGGAAGCAATTATTTGAGTTTAGTTTGGAGAGTTAATGAAATGGGAAAGACGGAAAAAGACCGGGGTGAGTTTATAACACAGACCCAGGGCGAAAGAAACACAGGGGTATTAGCGTCATGGCTGCCAAGATGGATTTGGTCGTGTGCTGCTAATTTTGATACAATCAGAATCGAATTTGAGACACAGCAAAAACGAGTTCATGATTTGGCTGAATATAAAGCTAAGGGGCGGGGTGCTGCTGTTATTGTTATGGCAGGGCCAAGTCTTACAAAGAATTTGCCACTTATGAAAGATTGCAAGATACCAATATTTGCATCGGAAACTATGGCATCGCCTTTAGCCTATCACGGTAGACCGCCCGAATATATTATGAATTATGATGGTGGGGCGGCCAGGTTGTTTTTAAACAATTATAAATGGAAAAATTCTACTATGATAGTTCATCCGGCTGCGTCTGCGCTTGTCATTAGATGGTGGAAATGGGAAAAGATTTATTATCTAACCATGCATGTACCACAACTTGAATCTAATAAGATTAGGCCGACATGGCAGCTCAATCAATTGATTGAATATGTTAATCAGTCGATGTATGGCAAGGAATTCTTTGAAACTATACAGCCGTTACTTTATCCGTATATTACGGCGAGGATTCTTAATGCTGGATGTGTTGCAAATAATGCGATTCAGGTTGCTCACTTTATGGGTTATGATCCGCTGTTTTTAGTGGGTTGTGATTTTGGTTATCCGGAAAACACATCCCGGACTCATGAATATACAATACCCCGGCGCTTTCCGTTAGAACCAGAATGGATTTGGAAAAAAAGATGGGTTGGTATTGAGCGACCCACAGTAGAAGAATTACCAAGAGATGTCTTTATGGCAGACAATGGTATTTTAACTACAGAAGAGCAGGTGGAATATAAAATTGCGATGATGAGTGTCTATAAAATAGATAGACCTCAGTTAATAGATTGCAGTGAGGGAATTATAAGCGAATTGCCAAAAGCCAATTTTGCGGAGGTAGTGAAGAGAAATGGAACAGGATATGAGGGACAATACAGAACTGATGCAGAGATCAACAAAATCGTTAACGATTATTACAATCGGATCGAAAAAAATAAAACTAAACGAGATGGCGATAGGAAGGACGAAAAAGTTTGCAATCCTATTGACGGATAAGGTTGACGATTTAAGAAACAAACTTCAGCTACCGACCAGAAAGGGTAAGATAAAATGGGATAAGCTTGATCTTTCAATATTGATTGATGAAAAAGGAGAGGTCATATTCCGAGAATTGACTGAGGTATTGAATTTTTTATTTGAATATAAGAATGATAACTATGAGCCGTTAACTGTGGAATGGGTTGAAGAGAATATGTCAATTAGAATCTTAAAAGAGATTTTATTGGAAGTGGCAAATCAAAGCGAATTAAGCTGGCTGCCCCCTTTTTTTCAATCAAGGTTCCAGGAGCTGTTGATGACGGGTTAAAAACCGACGTTCAGATAATAGAAATCTATTTCACTTTCATGCAATTATTCCCTGCCTATACTATTGCGACAATAGAGCAAGATTTATCCTGGCGTGAGGTGAAAGAATTGATGCAAATAAGCAACGAAAAAATTACCACAAAAACTCGAATTGATCGCATAGAATTAATGATAGAAAAATATCTAAAAATTACTTTTGGTGATCAGAAGCATGATGATAAGACTACGCTGAATATATTGCGAGGATTGGGATGGCTATAAAAGTTGGAGATTTAGTCGCTTTTTTAAGACTTGATAAATCAGGTTTTACGGATGGGTTAAAAGGTGCTGGGGCTGAAACCTCAACTCTACAAAAAGCCACAGATAAATCTTTCAAATTAATAGCAAAGGCAGCGAAGGTTGCGTTTTTGGCGGTAAGTGCTGCGATGGTTAAATCTGTTGTCGATGCCACAAACTTTGAAAAGCAAATGGCAAATATTGCAACCATGTTGAGCAAAAGCACCATGCCCATGCTTGGCAAATTTGGAAAAGAAATCCTAACAGCCAGTAAAGCCTTTGGAGAAGGAACTAAAACATTAACTAAAGGTTTATATGATATATTGTCTGCAAGTATTCCGGCTGATAAAGCGATGGGTGTTTTGAACACATCCCTGCTTGCTGCTAAAGCTGGCATGACTGACACTGGGGTGGCGGCGGATGTTATTACCACTTTACTTAATGCTTATAGCCTGGAAGCGGAAAATGCTGCCTATATTTCCGATGTGTTGTTCGCCACAGTTAAACGTGGCAAGGTTACCTTTGGTGAATTAGCCGGAACCATGGGAACCGTGGCCACCCTTGGATCAAAGGCCGGGGTAAGTGTGGAAGAGCTCGGGGCGATGATGGCCGTTTTGACCAGGAATGGTTTGAGTAGCGAACGAGCAGCAACAGCTTTAAGAGGTGCAATAACCGGATTATTAAAACCATCTGAAGAAGCTACAGAAACGGCGAGAGATTTAGGAATTGAATTCGGATTATCGGCTATTGAAGCACATGGATTTGAAGGTGTAATGGATGATTTGGCTGATTTGCCGGCAGATGTATTGACTAAATTATTCCCGAATGTCCGGGGATTAACGGCTGTG